TAAAACACTACAATGTATTTTGACAGGAGGAAGAGCTAATTCAGTTGCAAGTTCTGTATTCTTTATTTCACCTGCTTGTTCTAGTGTTCTTCCCTTTACCCATTCAGTCAGTAAAGAACTAGAAGCAATTGCACTACCGCACCCATATGTTTTAAATTTGGCATCCTCTATTACGTTATCTTTTACCTTTATTTGTAATCTCATAACATCTCCGCAGGCTGGCGCTCCTACCATCCCAGTTCCTATTCCATCGGTATTTGGATCCCATTTTCCAACATTACGAGGATTTTCGTAATGATCTATCACTTTATCTGAATACGCCATAGGTTGCGTCCTCTTGTGTAGTGTATTTAGTAAATCATTTCACTTCTAGGTCTATAATACGGCCTTGTTCAGCTTGTGCTTTTTCAAGCTGTTTTTGCCGTGTATATAATGATAATTCATTTAGTTTTTCGTAGTACTTTTGCAACATTAGATCAGTAATTTCTATCTTCTTTGTTGTATGTTCTTCTACTCTTTTGGCTTCGCGATTTTTTTCAATCCTTTGTTGTTCCTGTTGATAGCGAATATTATTATAATATTCTATATCCATAGGTAATGAATTGTTAGATACGCTTGTCATATTGTATTTATCTTAAAATTGACTACGCACCTTTGTCTGGTCCTGGCCCGTTATCGGGAGCAGGTATTGATGGTGGTAGCGGTTCTGGTGGTCTTGAATCCATAATATTCTCCTTACATATATTTATGGTGCCGGCGGCAAGATTCGAACTCGCGACCTGATGATTACAAATCAACTGCTCTACCAACTGAGCTACGCCGGCATATTAAAAATATATTTGTAGTCTCTAGTCAATTGTGTCCAACTACAAGGAATGTCAACTTGTAGAAAGATACGTTCTTTTGTAATCTCTTGGCATCCGTGCATAATTTTTGCATTAATTACTGTAGGGCATGTGTAGATATGTTCACACACTATATTACCTTTGCCGTCTATCCATTGTAAACCTTCATTATTAAGAGTAATAGGAATCATAAACACACATTCTCTTTGTGGATCAATATGCCAAGGCAATTTTCCTCCTGGTAAATGTCTTGTAAATTTAAAAGGCTTACTATTTAAATTAATTTTAATTTGATTTTCAATGTCTTTTATAATGTTGATATTTTTATCTGGATAGTAATCAAACCAACTATTTCTTTTGCCTGTATCAATCCCTGCTTTTGTATAATGGACATTAGGACGCCAGTCGGTTATACCTTGTTGATATTTTAGAAGTTGCTCTCTGTCATATTTAAAATTTGGTACTTCAACAAAATATTCATACATTTTTGTAATAATACCCTTTCATCATCTCGTGCTTGTTTGGCATTACTCCTCTTAGATGAACGGTGTATCTAAAATCATGAACTGTTTCACACCAACTGTAGTGCCAGCTAGGATCGTTTGGTACCATAAATGCAAGTCCTTTAGGAACCAAAGTATAATGTTCATTTGTTTTTGTATCGATGGCTTCGAGCGGACTCTCTTTGAATCCTCCTTGCACAGGCACAATTATATCAAATGTTCGTGTAATGTTACGCTTTTTATCGTACCATAGATTTTGCATTAGTGGATGAAAAGGAGATCTAAATCCTTTTGCACTTTTTTTAATCATAATTCCTTTGTAAAACTTTCTTCCTTGCGGAGAAAAATATTTTGCAATATTATTAATTTCTTCACATTTAGTAAAGTCAGTATCTAAATTATTAGCAGTCCAAAGATTATTATCTGCTAAATGTTCAGTTACCTCCGTTTCTGAGTCATAATTACCTATATGAGGTCCTACCCATTCATTATTAGGAATAGTATTGATAAAATCAAGTATTTTATTTGGATCAAATTTTAGGTCATAAAAGTAAAAAAAAGGATATTCTGACACTAGTTGCATATCCGTTCGTAGTAAATAACTTGATTGCCGTAGTGATCGTATCCAGAACGTCTTACATCTCTGCAAATATTTCTATTGTAGCCTCTACGGTTATTATTTCTAAAAATTTCATTTATAATAATGCCGCCAATAATAATACCTGCTATATCATTATTCCTGCGGTTATGATGCCAACCACCATGGGGTCTGTGTCCTCTTCGAGGATTATAACCATACGGATTATGAAATCGATTGTTGTACCCACCATAGTTAAAATTATTATTGTAGTGATAATTATTGTAACCAAATTGATGATCGGCTTTTACAGGTGCCGAAATAAAAATAGCAACTGCAATAATTACTAAAGATAAAATTAATTTTTTCATATAGCCTCCTAAGTAAAAAATAATAACTTTGTGTTTCCTGCTATAATCAATATGCATGTAATAACGTGCAATAGTATCCAAAATGTTCTAGCAGCTAAAGCACGTTTTACACTAGTCTGCGGTATAGGCAGAAATTCAGGTTTGTCGTCGTCAGTCAAACCTATGGGCATTCCAACTATCCTAGCCCAAGTTCTGAGCCATAGTCTTTGCCCACTCATTACATATTGTTCTTTTTCTCTTGGATTTCTGCTCGTCTTGTCTTACTAAGTTTTCCTAGATCTCCAAGGGCTTTTCTGGCTCTAGCAGCCGCAGCCTTAACACCTTTTCCATCAAAAGTCTCTGCTTCTGTAAGGTATTGGTTAAATGCTTGAACAATTTGTTCATGTTGTGATAATTCACTCATTTCTATCTCCTGTTATAAAATTATAAATTTCCTTCCAATTGACTACTTTATGTATACCATCTGGAAGATCTTCATTCATATTGTAGCCGTGTTCGACCAATATTGGGCGTAGACCTTGTTTTAGTCCTGCCTCTGCATTTTCTAACTTATCTTCAATCCAAAAATAGTTAGAACCTTTATATTCAGCAAGTGCATCATCTTTTGGTGCTCCAGTTGCTAAACATACAAGTTTTGTAAAAGCTGATAATCCAAAAAGCTTTTCTATATTCATTCTACGAAGTTTAAAAGCATGCTTATCAGTACTCATTGATGTTATACAATGAAATTCATATCCATGTTCTTCGTGTAATTTTTTTACATAATGCACACTATCTCTTAGTGCGGGTAAAAATCCCATTGCGGCGCTTTCGTTAAATTGTTTAACTAGTTTATGACCTTTATTATTAGATTCTAAGTTAAAAGCTACAGCAATATCATATTGAAAACTTGCGCCAGGTTGCTTTTCATAACCTTGCTGTTGCATCCAGCAGCTGAATGCATACTCCCAATTAAGTAGTACACCATCTGCGTCTGTAAGTATTATATTTTCAGCTATTGTCATTTTTGCCTATCTTCTTAGTTCTATTTCAATTTATACTTTATTATAGCTTCGAATAAAAGATTTGTCAAGTCTTTTTATGGAGTACTAAATCCATTTGCTTTGAGAACTGTTTGATATTGGCTAAAAACACTGCTTCTACCTCCGTCTGGACCCCAACATCTTTTGGTTCCTAGATCACAATGTAAAAAGTTATTATAAGTACCTATTCCTGTAAAACCTGCATCTATTGCTAGTTGTATAAATTCTATGCGTTCACTAAATGTTCCAACTGGCCATCGAATGTCAAAAGCAATTCCTTCTATATGCTTGCTTTTTTTTGCACCGCCTACTTGTCGATTATATTGAGGTGGTCTAAATGCACTGTTTATTTTAAGTGGTCTTTCTAGTGTTTTTGCAAGATTTTCTAAAGTTTTCCAAGCACTTTCCGTTACTGCTGTACTAACTTGTGGCTCTGGTATTATCCAATCTGACTGCCTTTGATCATTTTGAAATGGCATTGTTGCATCTAAATCGTTAGATCTTGGATTTTGTGAGAAACTACCACTAGTACCTGCCGCAGGCGATCCTGGTGCACCTAATATTCCAGTAAATCCATTAACAGGATTAAATCCCTTTCCACTTGCTGGGTCAAATTGCTCCAGGGGTTCATTTATATCCATATCACCTCCTGCCGCCATTTCGGCAGACAGATCTGATAATATTGCTCTTCCTTGATCATCACTAATTCCTTGAAGATCTTCAAAGCCTAATGCATCTGATAGTGTTCCTCCAACTGTTGGACCACCATTGATATAGACATCATCCGACCCTGTGACTGACATATTTTCGCCTGTATCAAAATCTCCAACTCTATGTGCTTTTGGCATTGTATCTCCTATTGAGGCCCAGTTGTTCTTGGATCAGCTACAGTTCCTAAAGAGGATTTTGCTTCTGCATCATGCCCATAATTTTCACCAGATTCTGGATCTGCTGTGCCTGTTTTAGCTTGGTATCCTAATGGATTACCTAATGCGGTATCTATCGCATATTTTTCTGGTATTAATGGGAATGTTCCAAAACGTCCATCGTCTGGTCCTGGACCTGCTTCTACTTCCCAATAATACTGACCAGCGACTCTAATTAATACTTTTTTCATTAATGCTTTATCGTCAACAGGAATAGCCAGTTTAACTAATATAGCATGTCTTTCGCCTTGGTTTATATCCGTTGCGTTTCCAGCTGCAGGTGAAGGAGTAACACCTTTATTTCCTGATGTTTGCATAGCAGCTTTTTGAGCATCTTTAGTCAATGGTTTAATTTTTCCAGTTGCTGGATTGAATATATCTGAAGATGAATTAGCATTTGGTAGTGCTACGTTGTCTCTAGCTCGAACTGGTGGCCAGCGTTTGTCACTAATACTAGGATCTACATCTCCTGGTGTTGGTGGAGGACCAATAGTCACTTTGCTAATATTTTCTTGTGAAGTTCCGGTACTGTCTTTGCCTACTCCAGTATTCATAATCTCACCAACGCCAACTTCTTTAATTTGCTTTCTTATTGCTTCTGCGTTAGCAGCACCATTATTGCTGATAGCTACAGCAAGTAAAGCTTTCTGTATATCATTCATTACGTGACTTGTGACTGCACCTTGATTTGGATCTTCCATTACTTTTCTAAGCAGTCTTACATCGTCACGTATGCCTGTTAAAGCAACGATGATCCTATTAAGCTCGTCTGTATAATCTGTATGTGTAAAATTAACTGCCATTATGCCCAAATATCCTTAAGACACTGCGGAGCAAGGGCGAATGTTGGAGCATACTTTCTCGTAGGGTCTCTACCTCCCCAACAGTTACCTGGCTTAATTCCAGTAAGATCACCTGCCGCTTGTCCTAGAAGTGCGATATCAACATGTATTCCAATGTCATCCATATAGGTATTACCAAAGCCTGCGGCTGTTGCTCCTGCACCTTTTGCAGCTTCTACAAATGTAACCATTACTCTTAAATCTGCCGCAACTGAAGAGTTAAGTGCAGATTTGAATTTATCATTATAAAGATATACATCAGCACCATAACCTAAGTCATGCCTGTTCGACCCTGTTCTTGATACGTTTTTGATGCCACCGTCTACGTATCGTAGTTGTCCACCTGAAAAGATTGCAACGTTTACTGACGCCGCACTTGCAGCTCCTTTAATTATATTCATTAATTGTGATTGTATAGGTCGGCTTCTAATCTTACCTTGATTAGCATATTTTACAATTCCACTGCCGCCTCCTGTTGGGGACAAAGGTGATGCTTTAAGATCTACCAAAGAAATATCATTTGGTGATTTAAATATTTTAGTAGCACCGTCGCCATAAGGTAAAGCATCAACTTCTGGGGTTTCAATTACATCTGAGCCTGCATAACCAACAGGTTTTCCATCTGGGCCGCGTGACGTTAGCCCTCCTGAATAGCTAGTATGCTTACCTCCAGCTCTTATACCAGCAAAATTCTTTTCATGTAAATCATCAAAATTACTAGGTCTTGCAAGTTCAGCATTAATATGTTTTAGTACATCAGCTTCTTCAAAATTAAGTTCTTTGGCCGCTTGTAATATTCTAGCTTCAGGAGTAGGTGCGTTCCTGTCCGATGTTCTTGTATAATTACCTTTTTTATAATCTGTTGCTCTATTTGTAATAATTCTTATATCAGCTTGTATATCTTCAAATAAACTTGCTATTTCACCAAAGTGTAATTTATATCCATCATCGAAGTGTAAATGGCTGTGTTCACCTGCATCAGATGTTACTGTGGAACCTTCGTGGGCATCAATGCCTGTGTGGGTCATTTCATTGCCAGGATGCCCTGATTCTACTGTATTAGGTGTTGACGGAGTAGTATTTGCCATACTAGCTCACCTGTGATTCGTACTGCGTCGCGATGCCTGCTTCTGTAGCATTAGCACAAAGAATATTAATGCTATTAATTTCAATGTCATCTAATGTAGCCATTGTACTCGCCAATGGTCCGAATAAAGCTTTTGTAAATCCTGTTTCAGCTATGGATGTTGTTCCTGTGATAACAAGAGGTTTGTTAACTTTAATTGACGATGAAGATTCAGATACAAATTTTGCAACAATTTCTACACCTTGAACTGTTCTAATTGTTATAATATCATCTGCTGTCACGCTTGTTTGTAATAGTGCCATTATAATGTATACCCCGTTCCGTTAAACCCTGTGTTTTCTATATATGTATTTAACTGATTATAACCACCAATTACTTGATTATTGATGATTATCTGAGGGAATGTTCGGGCTTGTGGTGCTATTTCAAAGACTTCTTCTCTAGTTAAGTCTTTGCCTAATGTTCTTGTAGTGTAATCTACGCCCATTTTGTCTAATAATGCTCTTGCCATATCACAGTATGGACAGTGGGGCTTAGATAATACAACAACAGTTTGTCTTGTACTCATAAACTGAATCCTTTTAGAGCATCTTCATCAACATCTTGTTTTATTCCGCCTATAACATATGATTCAACTTCTGTTTCTTGCGGTGCAACTTGTAGCCCAGAGCTACTTAACCAGTGTTGTGTCCATGGTAACGGATTTTGCGTTGTTGGCTGATCGAATACTAATGGTAAGCCAAGTGCTTTAAGTCTGCGATTAGCAATGTATTCTACATATTTGTGTAATAGTGTTTCGTTAAGACCAATCATAGATCCATCTTTAAATAAGTACTCTGCCCAATCCTTTTCTTCAGCAACACATTCACGCCACATATCCAATACCTCTTCTTGGCATTCTTTCGCAATATCTACCATTTCAGGATCGTCTTTGCCTTGTGACCATAGTTTTAGTACATGTGTGCTAAGTGCTAAGTGTTGACTTTCATCTCTAGCAATAAGTGAAATAATTTTAGCACTACCTTCCATAAGTTTTAACTCACCAAATGCAAATGTACATGCGAAACTAACATAAAAACGTAGTCCTTCTAGTATGTTTACATTATGCATTGCGAGATATATTTTTTTCTTGACATCACGCATTGAGCCTTTGCCATGATGTGTATATGCGTCAGCAGCCTCAGTAAATGCGTCATAGTTTTTAGTAACGCTCGTTGCTCTTGCAATGATTTTCTCATCATCAAGTATAGTATCAAATACTTCTGCAGGGTCAGGATACACGTTCTTCATAATATGTGTGTAGCTACGTGAATGAATTGTTTCAAAGAAGTCCCAAGTAACAATACATCCTTCTAGTTCAGGAAGTGAAACATGCGGTAAGAATGCCAAACATGGACCACGACCTTGGACGCTGTCTAACAAAGTTTGATATTTTAAATTACTTGTAAAAATATGCTTTTGTTCAGGGCGGAAGTTTTGAAAGTCAGCACGATCCTTCTGTAGACTTACTTCTTCAGGACGCCAAAAATACCCTAGCATTGTTTGATTTAATTTATCAAACACAGGGTGTCTAAAAACGTCATAACGCTGTGTGTTTTGATCTTCACCGAAAAACATATTCTGTTTTGTGAAGTCTACTTTTTCTTGATTAAATACTGATTTTGCCATAATAGGCCCTACTTCCTTTTGTTGTTTTGCTCTTTTAGTTTATACTATATTTAACAATTTGTCAATAGTTAAATTGCACAAGCTTCACATTCTTCCTCATTTTCTTCTGGAGTTACATAAGGATTCTGTGTAGTAAGTGGTGCTTCAATAGTAGGCTCGTCATCTATTTCACTTGGATCAGTTTTATAATCATAAGTGTTTTGATAATAGCTAGTTTTCCATCCCATCTTATATGTTGTTAATAAGTCTTTCATCATTACACTCATTGGTACTTCGTTGTTAGCGAATTGAGTTGGATTGTACGACCAATTACCGCTTATAGCTTGATCAAAAAACTTTTGCATTACTGCTACAATATTAATATAGCCTTCATTGCTTGGCATGTCCCATAATAGTGTATAATGATTTTTTAACTTCTGATACTGCGGAACAATCTGCTTAAGAGGCCCCTTCTTGGACTTCTTAACGGACAAATATCCGCGTGGTGGTTCGATTCCGTTAGTTGCGTTCGACACAACGGAACTGCTTTCTGATGGCATCTGAGCGGACAATGTCGAATGTCGAAGGCCGTGATCTCTAATGCTCTTGCGTAAACTATTCCAATCATACTTTAATTTTTTACTAACAATATTATCTAATTCTTCTTTGTATGTGTCAATTGGTAATATTCCCTCACTGTATTTAGTGCGATCAAAGTACTCACAAGGACCACGTTCTTCAGCAAGTTTGTTTGATGCTTTAAGTAAGTAGTATTGGAAAGCTTCTGATAAATCGTGTACTAGTTGCCAAGACTCTTTGTCTTCAAATTTAACATGATTCTTAGCTAGAAAGTGTGCAAGACCAATATATCCTACGCCTAGTGATCGTCTTGCTTTGGTCGAAACTTCTGCAGCTTTAATTGGATATCGTTGATAATCGATAATTTCATCTAGTGCTCTTACTGCTAGTTCACATAGTTCTTCTAATTCGTCCAAATCTCTCAATGTACCTACATTTATAGCTGAAAGGATACATAAGGCAATTTCGCCTTCAGGATCATCAATGTGTTCTAGTGGCTTAGTTGGTAGTGTAATCTCTTGGCATAAGTTACTCATGTAAACTTTATCTTTGAATGAACTATGTGTATTACAGTGATCAACATTCATAATATAGATACGTCCTGTTTCTGCACGTTCTTTAATTAGTGCAGAGAACAAGTCCATTGCTGATATCTTTTTCTTTTTGACACTAGTTGCACGTTCGTACTTTTCGTACAGTTCTTTAAATTCATCAGCATCCCCAAAGTACGCTTCGTATAGTCCTGGTACATCATGTGGTGAGAAAAGAGTTATATCTCCACCAGACAACAGCCTTTCATACATTGTTTTATTCAGTTGTATTGAATAGTCTAACTTACGTACTCGATTATCTTCTGTTCCTTTGTTGTTCTTAAGTACTAAGATGTCCTCAATTTCTTGATGCCAAAAAGGAAAATGTGTTGTAGCTGATCCACCACGTACACCATTTTGTGTACAGCAACGTACAGTTGATTCGAACTTTTTAAGGAACGGAATGATGCCAGTATGTGCTACTTCTCCTCCCCTAATTTTTGAGTTGACTCCGCGGATACGCCCAG